TTGATCGGTAAAGGTGGAGTTGCACAGGTTCAGGAATAATTACTAATTGTTATGTATGCACTCAATAAAGAACAACAAACCGAGTAAAAAGTCTGGATTCATCCAAGGCTATTTTCCGATTAATGAGTGCAAGAAGTATCAAGGTAAAGGTCCAATAATCTATCGTTCCTCTTGGGAACGCAAATTTTGTTTATACTGCGAAAGGAATCCGGAGATCGAATCATGGTCTTCGGAATCTTTTTCGATTCGGTATTTCAGTCCCATAGACAACAAATATCACAATTACTTCCCGGACTATGTTGTCCGACTAAGGAATGGTACTGTATTCATAGTCGAAGTAAAACCAAAGGCTCAACTCCAAAAACCAGAGCCACCCAAGCGTAAAACCCCTAAATCTGTTAAATCATTTCAGTGGCTCTATGAAACATGGGTAACAAACATGTGTAAGAAGGCTGCTGCTGAGGAATTTGCTAAAGCCAAAGGTTGGAGTTATCTTCTTGTCACTGAAGATTTTTTCAAAGTTAGAACCGTATAATGAGATCGCTACTTGACTTTCTATCCGAAGTAATTGAACTTCTCAATTTACAAATAATACGAGGCGTTGGAAATAAGGAAGAAACCGCCGATGCCAAAGATGCATATCAATGGTTGATGGACGAAACCAAAACTGGAAAGAGTAAGAGAGCTGAAGTTAGTAAAGAACCAGACCTTAAATCTGGAAAAATTTATGTATTCAAATATGAAGCCAAGTACAAAAACGAACTTGACTATTGGGATAAACATCCAATCGTTTTAGTACTCGGAAATATGCAAGGCCCTAGTGGAAAATATGTTGTAGGTGTTAATCTATCATGGTACCCACCAGAAGCTCGAAAATTTATGGTTGATAAAATCAGAAAAGCTTACAAACCTGCATACGAAGCTGCTATTAAAAGAAAGCCAATGCAAGCGGTAGACCAACCACCAGTTCAATTGGATCTATATGCTCTTAAAACTTTTTTGGATGATTTTGGATTCTCATTTGCAATAAGATCGTATCTTCCATCAAATATCAGAGTCCCTAAGATTTGTATTTGTTATGAAGACTGGGATAAAGCGGTTAAACTAGATACACCTAGAGTATTCCCTGAAATCCAGATAAACACTCCAGGTTACAATCTAAAAGGGATATATGAACAATTTAAGGACTATATTAAGTGGTCCAGAAATAATAAAGGTGAACTGAAGAAGAGACGAGATGAAGCAAAAAAACAGAATCGTTACAAGTTCATAAAATAATGAATAAGAGTATCCCTCTTGTACTCGAATATATACTATAACACAAAATAGAAAAACATGGCAGGATTCGTAAATAGAGATGAAACATCTGCTGGAAAACCAACTCCAGCTTCACGAAATCTCGTTAGTAAAGCTTTGAAGTCATTATCATCTTTTGGGATGATGTATGACGATATGGTGTTGAAAAACTCCAAAGCTATTGGTATTAACGAAGATCGTTATGGATGGCGTCTCGATCCAAGAAATGTTGCTGGTGGTGAATACGATGATTATGCACTTTTTGCTAATCTGTCTATGACGGATATCAATTTACGTAAATCAATTTCCATCTTTGACAAATCATACCCGAAAAAGAGAGAAGATCTTAGAAAATTCGCTATACAAGACGAAATTGAAGATATCCTCGATACACTATGCGATGAATGCGTAGTTTATGATGACAAAAATTATTATTGCTACCCTCTAGCATTTGATGATGAAACACTTGAACCTGGAACTCTAGAAGCTATAAAAATCGCACTAGAAACAAACTTCAAGAGAGTATACCAATACTTTGGTTTCAATAATGACATTGCCGCTTGGTCATATTTCCGTAAGTGGTTAGTTGATGGTTATCTAGCATTTGAAATCATCTACAACAAAGAGCAAACTAGAATCATCGGATTCAAAGAGCTCGATCCAATTTCTTTAGAACCTGGTCTTGATAAAGAAGGTAAGAAAATTTGGAAACAATTCAAAGGACAACCTAATAAAGAACGTGTTATATACGATTCTCAAGTTATCTACATATCATATGCCAACGTAAACACGGTCAATCGTGTTTCTTATGTTGAGCGTCTCATCCGTTCATTTAACTTACTCCGTATCATGGAGCACTCAAGAGTTATTTGGGCAACAGTTAACGCATCTTTCAAAACTAAATTTGTTATTCCAGTTGGTGGTAAATCAAAAACCAGAGCTAAACAATCGCTCGGCGTTTTGATGCAAAACTATCGTGAGCAAATTGACTTTGACACCGATTCAGGTGAACTTAAAGTTAATGGTAAAGCGATGATGCCATTTAACAAAGAGTATTGGTTACCATCAGGTGAAGCCGGCGAACCAACAATCGAAACAATTGGTAATGATGGTCCAGACTTATCTGATACTGATGCTCTTAAATACTTCCGTGAGAAGTTGATTAAAGTATCTAAAATCCCTCTTTCTCGTTTTGATATGGAATCACCTCCTTCATGGGAGATGAATGCTGAAGGTATGACTCGTGATGAAATCAAATTTGGTCGTTTTGTTACTCGTCTCCGTTCGGTTTTCCAAGAGATTCTAGTAAAACCACTTTGGATTCAAATGTGTTTGGACTTCCCTGAATTGAAAGAAGATGATGCTTTCAAAGCTCAAATTGGTATCAAATATCACAGATACAATATCTTCGAAGAAATGAAAGAAATTGAAATTCTACAAAAACGACTTGACTTCGTACAATCTATGAAAGACGGTCTAGTAGAACAAGATGCTAATATGAATGAAATTAAATACTTTGCATCGGAATTCTTGATTCAACGATTCCTCGGTCTTTCTGCTGAAGACTTACGTCTTAATAAGAAACTTAAACAGGTTGAAGATGAAGAGAAACTTGAGAAAGCTAAGAAAGATGCAGAAGCAACTGGAATGTAATCAAATATCACAAATCTTTTTGACCTTGATATATAATAAAAAATAGAAGCCACAATGAGCAATAACAAATATCTACTCGTATTGGAAAGATCGGAAGGTAATTTATCCGCTTCCAAAGACGGTGATAAATATGTGCTTGAAGGTACTTTTACTGAAATCGGTGTTAAGAATAAAAACAACCGAATATATGACGAAAAAGAACTAATGCCACATATCAAAGAGCTCCAAGAAAAATTAAAAGGAAACAAACTTCTTGGTGAACTTGACCACCCAAAATCTTTCGACATTTCGCTTAAAAATGCATCACATATTATTGAAGATATTGCATACGATCCGTCATCTAAAAAAGTGACAGGTCGAATCCGTCTTCTTAATACTGACGCTGGAAAACAAGCAATGGCACTTGTTGATGCTGGTGTTCCACTTCACATTTCTAGCCGAGCTGCTGGTGTTGTTGAGTCTAATGGCCATGTTAAAATCAAAAAAATGTTTACTTATGACTTGGTAGCTGATCCTGGATTTGCTAATGCTGAGCTTAAAAGAGTAAACGAATCTTTCGGTTTTGATGATGACGCATTGGTATCAATCTATGAAATGGATGAGGTTCCAAACATCATTGAATCTGCTGAAGATACATATACTGAAGAAAACAAACCCACAAACATAGAAACAAAAATCAACGAAATGGATTCTAAAAAATACATTACAGTTGAAGACTTTAACGAGTACTCAAAGATTGTAAAAAACGAAGTTGAGAATCTCAAAAAGGCTTTAGCTGAAGCCAACACTGCTAAAGAATCTTCCTCTGTTAATGAAGGATTGGTTCGTTATGCTGAAGAAACCGCTAAGAGAGTTAACCACATTCAAGAATATGTTGGTAAACTAGCTGAATCGGTTGACGGTCTCATCTCACACAACGATTACATTATTGAAAACCTAGAAAAGGTTAAAAATTATGCTGAATTGGTTGGTGAAAGATCAAATCAAGGAATTAACTATTCTGAAAAACTTGCTGAATCAGTTGACCACTTAATTGAATACACTAAAGTTGTTGCTCAAAAAGCTGACCAAGGTATTGAATACACTAAAGTAGTTGCTGAAAAAGCTGATCAAGGTATTGAATTTGCTAAGTACATCGCAGAAGAAACTTCTAACCGTTGGAACTATCAATCACATATCAACGAACAATTAGATAACGTTATTTCACATAACGATTATATCGTTGAAGGTACCTCTTCTATTATCGAATACACTGAGTATTTGAAAGAACAAACTGAAAATTTAACTGGTTATTTGAATCACATCGTTAAGGAAATTAACGAAGGTAAAGCTGAAATCAAAGCTAATCCAGTAAATGAAGGTGCTAATAACACTCCTGCTTCTACTGAAGATGTTGTTAAAATCGATGAAGGTAATGGTAATTACGAAAAATCTCTTACTGATAAATTAAATGCTATTCTTGAGTCTGCTAAAACTGCAAACGAATTAGCTAAATCTGATAAACTTCACTTCTTAAATTTCCTTTCTGAATCAAAAAGAAATCAATTTGCTTCTCTAACTCCTGAGAAAAAAGATGAAGTTATCAATACATTCTCAACTAATAAATTCTACGGTTCAGTTGATGCTGAAAAACTTTATGAATCAGTATTCATCGTTGCTCAACCTACATTTAATTGGTTAACTAATATGCCTGCTAAATATCGTGATTCTTGGAATGGTTTGAACGAATCTCAAAAGAATGCTATTAAAGCTCAAGCTTCTGTAAAAGTTCTTGATAATCAATATGCGATCGATAATTTCTGGTCTACTAGAGATCTTCGCCCTTCTAAAGTAGAAGCTCCTCTAAATGAA